CCGTCATGCTCCTTGCCATAGTGGTCGTATATTCCACCACCATAACCCATGTAAGTCCCATCCGAACGTCCGCTACGTCCACGGCCGCCTCTACGATCGTAGATCTCGTCATTGTAGTCCTCTTCGTGACCGCCGCCTAAATCTATAACTCTCATCTTAACCTAATTTTTTAATTAACAACTCTTTTAGCTCATCGAAAGAGGATCCCATCCTATCGACTTTCTCCTCAAGATTCTTGATCTTCCGGTCTTGATCCTTAGTCTGCTTAAAAGCCGGATTGATTTCCTCAAGGATCGAATCACAAGCCTCTAGTGTCCTCCTATGCTTATCGATACTATCGAGAATATCGGAGCTGGTTCTCTTAGCGGCGTTAAGCTGGTTCATGATCGGATCGACCGAGCAGGCCAAAGTTATGTTATTGGACATAGCGACATCCCTGCTCTCCGGTACGACATAGGTCATGGAAGACCCGTTTATCTCCACGGTAAGGTCTATCACCCTATCCTGTAGTTGCTGATATTGACCCATCTGACCCATCTGGGGTTGCTGGAACCTAGGCTCGGACACGTTAACCACATTCCCCATCCTGAACACCGGAACATCGGACGTATCCAGCGTATATACTTGAAATCCTTTCTTTAAGTCTCTAAACATATCTCGATTTTTAAGCGGGAGGGAATACCCTCCCATTAGACATCCAATCTAACCTATCCCTCATCAACAGTCGTCTCCGACGCCGAGGCGGAAGTTGTAGGCACACAGCAATCCATGAGCCTCAATACACCCCTTACCTTGTTGAAATAAACAAGGCGTTCGGTGTTGTTAACCATAGCCGCTCCGGTCACAGCCACGTTGATCGGATTCACCACAGCCACGCCGGTTACCGGGCAGCATGTGTCATCACCTACCGTGGATACGGTGCTGTTCGCTGGAATAGCTATCTGCACTGGCAATGTCTCGCCTGTTGTCGGAACCACCTGCCGGATTTTCAGCAGCAGAAGGCCCTCGCATGGCAAGGACAGCCATATCCTTGGGTTGATGCCGAAGATGGTGTTGGTAGTAGTCACTACCACGTTCTTCGTGACCAACTCATAAAGAGACCCTATTTTAGAAACACAAGCCATAATAGCCTCCTTCCTTTATAGAGTTAAATAGCAGCGTTTCCGTTGTTGCAGCATCCATTGTTGCACCCACATCCGTAATTACCTCCATAAAATGCTTGACCCCATCCATAAGTCTGGTAAGGAGAGCATGAAGGATAAGCCGGCACAGGGGTAGGTCTCAACTGGTTGATCAAATTCTGAGTCTGTTGCTGAGTCAACGCGGAGGCTTGGTAAGCCGACCTTTCATCACGCAACTGATTGATCGTATTCTGCATCTCACGCATTTCCAATTGACAGAATTTATCATTAATCAAGGTTGTTTGAGCATCAATCTTAGCGCTCAAGATATTGAACTGCGTAGTAGCCTGCTCACGATTGTTTGTCAATCCTTGGTTGATGTTACTCTGAAGAACATTGGTTTGCTCTAACGTCCGTAATTGATTGTCAAAGCCTTGCTGCGTTATCATATTTTGAGTAGCGCACGTGCTTTGGTTGATCAAAGAACTCAAATTGCAGCAGCAAGAGCTAATTTGATTACCGATCTCACAACCTTGTTGCTGTACGGCGTTAATAACAGCCTGAGAGGTCATACCTACCTGACCAGCTACCTTATCGATAGCGCCTTGTACGTTACAGATAGCGCTTTGCAATTGAGTGGTAGTACAGTTCAAGGCGTTAGCGATCTGCTCGATAGCGCTTCTGTTACCTTGGATGGCCTGCGTCAGCAACTCACGACCATAGTCGTTATTCAATTGAGCGGGAAGACCATTAGCGCAATTCTCACCACCGTTACCAAAACCATTGCCAAAGCCACGGCCGCCCCATAACCAGAACAGGACGATGATCCACAACCACCAACCGTTAGCCCCTCCGAACTGGTCTTGGTTGTTACGACCGTTCATCAACGCAGCGACTAAATTCGGATCCATCTTATTACCACCCAAAAGGCTGGTAAACATACCCGGAATCATAGATAATAAACCATTAGCGGCGCTACCGCTCCCGGAACCCATGCCGTCTAACAGCACGATTTTGTCTCCACTTGTACCCATGTCTATTTATTTTTGAATTAATAATAACCCCACCTGATAGTGGGCGTTACAAAGTTCAAAAATTAATAATCCTAGGATCGTGATATATGTCATCATCAAAGCACGTCATGTCATGCAATTGGTATTAATAAGAACCGGTACAAGACAAAAAATCCGGAACGTATCACTACGGCCCGGATTCATGCAAATCTATAAATTCAATGTTTCAATGCTCGAAAGAAAACGTCTCACGACGTCAAAGAGAGATTAACTACACGAAAAATCTCGCATCAACTTATTTGTATTAGCAGTGTATTCATTAACTATCTTACTGGATGAGGGATTATCCTCTATCCTTGACAGGCGGTTATCGTCACTCCTTACCGTAACGTCACCCATCCTTCGTACCATGTTTTCTTGATATGATGATGGATCGGAGTATATAAGATCATCAACGAACCTGTATATCGCACCATCAACCGTCTCACCTATCTTCTCATATAAGCCGGATTGGAATGACACGAAATCATCATACCTCCCACGAGCCAAGAACGAACCGTCCGGTCTCGCCTCGACACCGCCGTTGACCTCCCGGAGCAGGCCCGGATTCCTTTGGTACAGATACCTATAAAACCCGGCATCCATCATCCTATCCTGTCTATCCAGATAGAAAAGGTTTCTCATGCTACTGTCACCGGACTCGATAGCCACGTCAAACAGAAGATCCCTTACCTGACCTTCCGGCAACGACATCTCCATGCTTTTTAACGTACCTCTGTCATGGTGATTCAAAGATACATTATAAAATCCATTAAAATCAAGGAAACGTAAGACATTATTATATAAATCCGATTTTTTTAACCTTTCCTTGATCTGGATCTTCCTCAACGATGTACAGGATTTGATAAAATCCCGATCCTTCCCCTGTCTAGCCTCGTATCTCCTGAACTCCCGATCGATATCGGCATCATCCATCTCAGGGGTAACTGGATGCTGGTATATCAATCTGGCAAGGATCATGTTCTCGGTATTCGAGGATGAGATGTTGGACATAACCAGCTTTTTTATATTATCCTTGACCACGCCAATATCGGAACGGGAAGCCCCGGCGGGGACCACGCCAGCCGGCAAGTACGAGGGCCGCTCTATCCCGATATTGGCCAACATCTCATAGGCCTGATCGGTGTCGGTTATCGGAGCCGTGTTATGGTACGTATTCCTACTAATATACAACATGCTCCTATCATACATATCGGAAGGGGATGTATTCCCGGATCTTACATACACCATCCTATCCCCAGTAGAATAAGTATCCTGAACCTCGTATATCGGATTCCCTTTTCCTGTTATCCTATCAAGATCGGAGATAAAGCTATCGTATACCGAATTGCCGGCCTGTATGGAAGACAACATGACGTCCAGCGACGCCATAAGATCACGGATATCCTCAGGTCTGGATATAACCATCTCATCGCTGATCGCCTCGCTTATATCAACGCCCATATCGGAAAGATCCATGGCTATGTCATATAGACGTCCGGCAACATCCTTGATGTCCTTAAAATCGTCCATATTGATCATTTCCCCAACCTTATCCCTTAGACCTTTCATGTCCTTAGGCATACTGATATACGGTATGGTGCTATTGGAATATGAGTCGGTAATCGTATTCCCATCCTGATCCCTGACCTCCATACGGGTCATATTACGATATGTGTCATACATCCGATCGGCGTAATCCTGATCCTCCTGATACCGGAGCGCCAAGGAAGGGTATGGGACTGAGGCGAAAGCCTGATCGAACTCCCGGCGGTCGCTGATACCGCCTACCGCCCTCATGATCGTATCCCTTACCTCCATTGGATTCAAGACTCTTCTCTTTCCCAATGAATCATACACATCCTCATATATCATATAATCATCACCAAGGCCTGATTCGGAGGACAAGAAATATGTATCCTTCTCATTGAGATCCCCCTCAGACATAAAATCGACAATCCTCCTCATCATATCCCTTACCCGCTCATACTCCAATCGGTTAGTCATGATATTATCAATCTCATCAGCATCATACATCCCGGATCGTTCAAGATTATATCTGTTGATGAATATATCACCGCCGGAAAGGAAGTTAGATACGATCATATCGTTAAGATCATTGATATTATCAACGCCCAGGGAAGTAATGGTATTATTGATATCCTTAACCTCGTCAGCCATGAAATTACCCACAGCATAATTCTTTTGTTTGATAAAGGACATGACATCATCATACCTAGGCTCCCCATTGCTATCTAAGCCGTATTCTGATGGCATGGACATCCAATCGCCAAAGAAAGACACGAAGTCGGGGGAGTAGGCCGTACCCCAGACCGATAAGGCCTGCTTCTGGTCGCCAAGCACCTCCATCGCCCTTTGGTATAATCCGGATGGTTGGTCGTTCGGGGCAAGGACATTATCTACCCCACCCTCCTTATTTTTTATAACATAACAAGATCTACCCATAGCTAAATCGTTTTGTTACAAAGATATGAAAATCCCGCCTACTCTCACGAGCGGACGGGAGCCAAATAACAATAATAACAAACCTTATGTTTACTCTGAAAAAGTACAAATCATTTTGCCGATCCTCACGGACAGGCAAAAAACTCAATCCTAAATAACAAAAAAAATGAAACTTATCGTTTAGCGAAAATATCTTTATCTGATCTACTCAGAACCCTACCTTTCAATTCCAAGAACCTAGGCATCCATTCCCCAGATATCTTAGACACGATCCACTGGAATCCCTTAGGAGTCACATAAACAGTGTTAGTTCCATAAAACTCATCGTCATCACGATATCTGTAACGAGCATAACCACGATCTATCATCCTTTGGGATAACAACCATCTCTTACCGGTTTTGGCGAAGAACTTATTATCCTCAAGCAATATACGAAGATTCTTCTCCGCTATATCATATCCATGAGCCTCTAGCTTTTCCCGAACCTCTCTGATCAACATATCTGTCTCTTGGGCTATTTCGGCTGTCTTAGCAAATTCAACCATAGGAGCCTGTTCTTTGATAATATTATCAGATATCCTCTTAGCTTCTTCTGCCACTTTCTTGGCTTCAGCTAATGCCTTTTTCTCCTTCTCCGATTTAATTAACGCTTCTAATGCCTCTATATAATCGGATGGTAGATCTCTTCTGCTTATATCAGAATTACTCCTATTTATTGATGTATGCCCTTTCAATAAAAGTTCCTTTATTTTATCTGTACACCACAGCTTAAAATCTACACTAAGCCACTGGGCAAAATCTATAGCTATATCCTCATGCAACCATACCCCACCTCCAAAAACCGGCATTCCAGTCTTCTTTATAACTAACTGATTTTCAGATTTACCAGTTTTTCTGGTAATTGCCTTAACTAACTCATTAGTAGATACTAACGATAAATAGTCGTTTGTTCTCCTATTAAAGTATTTAGCCATCTCCGTGGCATTAACATAGGTTACATCATCAACCGTTTTAAAAGTTACATCATTACCATTGTAACTAAAAATCTCAGATAATTCACTCATGATATAAAAACAACGAGAGCCATTGGCGTCCGTTATTCCACCAATGACCCTCATCTATCGCCTACGCTTAGGCGAGTTAATATCTTCTTATGGCCCAATAACGGATGGACACCGCAAATATAAGACCTTATTTTGAAACTACAAACAAACAGGAGACATTTTTACAAAAAACGTAATCAATTATATTTGTCCATCATATAGACGAAATATAACTATATCTATCCTCCATCATCATCACCACCTTCTTGATATCAGATAAAGTTAATTTCTTTATCTCCATATTCCTACTATCCATCCTGACGAAAGAGTCCTTGAACTCCTGCTCGGTTATGGCATCCAACCTAAATAGATTGTATTTTATAAGTAACTGGGTTACGTCAAATATCAGGATATTAAGATCAATATCATCCTTCAACTCATTAAGAAGATCACGCATCATTTCCTTAATGGCGTCAGTGTCAAGTTCCAGCTTCTCGGCCTCCTTCATCAGCTTCTTGATGATACCATTGTACTCGATTATGATATTAGCGTTATCGTCATCGGTAGGTAGAAGGATATCCATCGTACATTTTATACCCACCTTATCACTAAGCCTTTTGTTGAACTCAGTCATATAATCAAAAGCCTGATCCCTGCTTAAAGCGTATGTATGGTCAAGCAACTGCTTTTGTCTGTTATTGACAAAATAATGACTGGTGTATAACATCATCAAGACCTTCGCTCGCTGGATGCGTAGGTCTTGCATGATCTTCCGATGTAAAAAGGCATCTAATTGCATAATATAAAGAGTCCCCACCGGGGCCATCACACACCCGACAGGGACCAACTTTTAAATATCTTACTCGTCAGGTGATGGACTGACGCCGCAAAAATAAGTCAAGATATTTTATTTAGCAAGGATTTTCCGCCTCATTTTCTCCGGATACTACGTTACCGTCGGAAACCAAAGACTTGTCCTCGGCCGCCTTCGTAGGCGAGGCGAACTCCGATGGCAGATCCGGCAGGTTAGGGAACAAGACTTCCGTCTCCTCCTTGGATACCTTGTTCTCCTTGATACTCATCCTAAACTTAGGAGCTATGAAAGGATCGTTGTTAAGATCGATGTTGATCGTAACGTCATTCATCAAAATATCCTCCTTAGTTCTGGAATCACCTATCCATCCTCTTACGTCAGCGGTCATAGGCATCCTGCTAGCCGCTTCCTTGACAGCTTTAAGCCGGTTCTTGATAACATCCACGTCTCCCGCCAGCGGAATCATATATGTCTTATTATCCAACCCTGATCTGGCTATAGCGTTATTAAGATCCATTATATCATCAATACTTACGCCTCCGCCTAGACCCTCCGTAATCCTATCAGCCATCGATCCGATCATGGATGAGAATGACGATATATCCTGATTTTTCAATCTTACGGGGTACAGGTAATTTCTTCCATTTCCTGTCTTTATAGCTACGACCGGGATACGTGAATCTTTATAGTCACCATACTTGTCCCTGACGATAGCCGTACAGAACGGGAATATATTATACTTAATATCATCCCTCATCGTAACCTCCCCATTCTCTATATATCCTACGCTCTCGACTTTACCAACCGTCTCGTTGGTAAAATCATTCTCGGATACCATCAACGTACCATTATCATCACTTACGCTAAAATTAGGTCTTCCCGGCAAAACACTGGTAACTGTACCTACGAACGGTATATCAATCTCGCCAGTAACAGATCCTATATTATCCCTATATAACTCAAAGGCCCTACTCCTTAAATCAGCGTTACTTCCTTTTGAATCCGGGTCATTGGCTTTCAGTACCGAGACGAAATTGCCGTCGCTATCCACGATCTTAATAACCATATTATCAACCAGCTCTCGGTAAGCCGACTTAGTCTCATCAGAATTAGGGTCAACGGCGTTAAGGCTATTGTATTTATCATACAATTCCTTGGTATATGGATCTGACATATCCATCTTAAACCTTACGATATTATCCTTACGGAGATTAGCTACGGCTTCCTGATTCACCGACTCGTTGTTAGATCCAAACGTATCACCCGTATAATAAGGGACAATAGATCCATCCTGCCCCTTGCGATACACCATGAACCAGATGGAGGTCGACAAGGCGGTTTGCCGCCCCAATATGACACCGGTAGCGTTCTCGAAAGCCTGAGCGTCATCCTCGCTAATCATCCATCTTGAGTGGTTATCTGACTCTATAACAGTAAATATGTCGGTTCCGTTGGTGAAATCCATCACCCTTCCATTATCAGTATCAGTGGCATCAGATCTTTTAAGCCCAAGACCGTCCATAAACCTGTCAAGTCTCATTCCGCCAACTTCATAATACATAACCCCACCGATCTCTCTCTTCTGAGCCATCAACACCACCGGATTCTGGGCGGCGTTAACTTCCGTACTGCCGGTGGATGTCCCGGGTTCGCTCTCTGTGAGGACATCACCCATAGGTATGGATTTATCGTAATCCTTGACAGCTATACTTCCGTTATCATACAACCTCATCCATTCCACGAATTGAAGAAGAGGCCCATCGGAATAATTATTGATAATATCAATAGCCTCATTAAGCTTATCCTGATCAATCTCATTGCCATTGTCAGCCTCATTCATAAGATCATTATAAGTCTTTATAGCTTCTTTGATCTGATCCTGATCAAGACCATTGATATTCATATCTACAATATCATCAACAGCGTCCTTGATATTATCATAAATATTATCATGGATCTTCAATCTATCTATTATCGATCTAGCCTTATTGATCCTTGAAATAGGATTATCCCCAAACCCGTTAACTAGACTATCGACACGAGGCTTGTTATTATCATATATCTGTCTCTCCCTAGGAGATAAGACATCCTCATTACCGTTCCATATCTTTATAGCTATATTATTGATTCTATCGTCAGAAGGATTTATGATATCCTCATCATCAGGAACCCTCTCGACTATACTACCTTCATCGGTCTTAATCTCGTTCTCCATAGATCTGGCTATCATATGATTATATGTCTTGAACATAAATGCCTCATCCTCCCCTATAAGACCATCTTGGTAAGCCTTGTCTATAGCTTGGTCGTTGGCGTAAAGATCATTGGCATCAGGATTATCAGTATTCCTGAAATCATACTTGCTATCATCCTCCTCATAAGTCTTACCCCATACGTTCGATAATATCTTCATGAACCCGCGCTCCTGCGCCCGGATGAATCTTCTGTCACGCATACGACGAAGAGACTCGTTTATATTCTTATAAGCCACAAGATTATGACGATACTCGCTAAGCAACGCCATGGCCTCTTTATGATTATCGACCCCACGGGTAGACACGGCATTCTCAAAATCAACTATAGTCTCATAAGCCGCCATAAGATCTGAGGCGCTAATCTTAGAATCATTATCATTTAAAGATAACTTAGATATATCCACATCTGAATTAATCAACGTGCTTAACTTTCTCTCCAAGGCAATTCTTTCTTCCGTCAATTTAAGAAGCCTATCATTCTCCTTGACCAACTTAGCCTTATCAGATTCAAGAGCGTCCTTCGACGCGACACTTTGTTGAAGCCTCAAGATATTCTTCTCCATCCTCTGTATATCATCCGTAAGCTTCCTGAGTTCTTCAAGATCCCTGCTCGAATCAGGATTAAGATGAGAGTATATATCAAGGGCATCACCTATACCCGTCTTATATATCCTGTTTAACTGATTGGTGATATCATTCAAATTATCCTTAGCCTCAATACCGTTATATACCATATTGGAGATATAGGCGTTAAAAGACCTGTTCGGGATACCCTCAGTAAGTGAGTCGGCGAATCTGTTGGCCATAATGAAATTATCCACCTTCTTATTAAACTCGTTGACAAGATCGGCTTTATACTCATTGACCTGCTCATCCGTCATATTCATATCGGACGCTATATCGCTATTAGGTATAGATTCGACTACCGTCCTGAAATTCTCCTTCGTATCATCCAGCATCCCCATCTCCGAATCATAACGAAGACGATTGAATACGGCGTCACTGAAATCCTTATTTATGATCCTACCATCACTCTCGTACGATGTGTCTATGCCGGATAATTGAGCGTTAAGAGCCATACTGCCACGAATAGCACGGACAGCGGCGGTGGTCAAGGCGCCGGCATTGGCGTTGTAGGCCTCCACCATCCCCTTGTTCCGGGACATGTCTTGGCTCCATTCCTTTATACCCCCAATAGTCTTTCCACCCATAATCGATCCGATAATCATACCGATACCGATCTCCTTCCATCCTTGGCTAGACCCGTATGTTTCCTTGAACCCGTTCTTTATAGCCTCCATATAGCCTATATTCTGCCGGATAGCCATAGGATTGTATCTTGATTCTACCCAATCCTTGGCGGACTTACTAGCCACTCCCTGAAGACCTTCCTCATACAGACCCTCTGACACTGGGCGCTTGATGATATTGAACGTATTTCCGGCTACCTTCTGCCATTTCTTTGGTGTTATGGCTCTTAACGTACCGTTATCCATCCTCTCGGCACCTACGCCAAATATATTGCGTTTTATGAACTTATCCACACCAAGATCCATGCCGAACATATCGCCGAACATAGCTATATTGGATAATGACAATATGCCGACGTTGGCGGCAAATACGGCATTAGCGGCATTGGCATTGTCAGCTCTGAACTTCATAAGCTCCTCATATGGGACTTCCCTTCCATAAGCGTTACGGTAAGACTGCCTGAAATTCTCCTCAGCCTCCATCAGCATGCTTCTGGCCTCGACAGACGCCTCCCACGAGGTAGATGTGCCAAGGAAAGCGAGGGTGTCCAGTCCCTTGCCTATCCTCCGTCCCGTACGGGCGGCCCTAAGGTAGACGCCGAACGCTTTCTTGGTATCCGAAGCCGCTTTGCCTATCCTAGCCAAAGCCACGCCCGCCCTAGCTCCCGTACGAGCTAAGTTCATCAATCCAGCGCCGGAATATACGGCTGACGATAACATGGCTCCAACGGTAAAAGCAAGACCGGATAAAAAATCGTTAGACCAGAAATTAGCCGTGGTCATGCTTTGAAGGAAATTCATATCCCGCTCCTCACGATTGTAATAATGAGCAAGACCGTAATCCATCTTCTTGTCCTGATCATCCAACCATCTCGTGAAATCGTTATCAAAAACAGCGTTAAAATTACCTCTGGATACACCGGCGTAAATACCATAAAAAGGCTGGATAACGCCGCCTAATCCGTATAGGGCAGTCTTACCTACAAATTTTCCCAAACCTCTCATCCATTTTTCAGTCCTACCTTGACTCCTAGATAAACGTGTGTCATTATCTACACCGGGGATATAAGACTCGTATTTAGGTATCCAAGTACCGCTACTAAGTCGATACCTTGAATCCTCCAACGATATCTCCGGACCAGTAAGATTGAACCTACCCTTATAGCTTTGATCAGAAGCCATATATCCTAATGGGGACATATGTTTCATATCATCATAATAATTTGTCTTAACAGTATTCTTGATCCTCTCCGACAATGATGGTATCTGGGACTTTGATCTCTCGGAAGCGGAATACGGATCCAATACCGGAGGCAGGTCACGATCCGGTATACTATATGAATCTGCGCCAATAGCCTTTATATTATCTACGTTCATGATAGGATATCTGTACTTCTCGGCAAGATCCTTTCCGTTAGAGGTATTATTATAGATTTCCATTGTTTCCATTATTTCCACTATTTCCGTTATTCCTGTTTCTTATCTCCTGATCGATCATACTAGCTATAGGCGAGATGAAACTTTCAAAATCATCAGTAGTAGATCTACCTTCACTTCTCCAATACACCTCATTCTCCTTACTAAGTATCTGTTGCCATGCCATGACCAAATAATATTGAGGGCTGAAATCAATTTTCCTAGCTACCTCATCAGCATAATTAACGCCATCCAGATCAATTGAGTATAATGGAGTACCGCCATCCCTTGCTCCTCCCTTGCTGTATATATCAACATTTATCCCAGAGGAACCATTATTATACTTATATCCGGAAGCCCTTAACTCATACATAGAAGCGTTATCAAATAACACATCGGTAGCGATCATCATCTGATTCTTCCTGATATTACCGTCATTTATATTCGTGAACATATCTATATAAGGCATTGTCATATCCTTGGCTCCGCTGGCATAAGCTACAGGAGCTACCTGCAATGCCTTGGCCATCTTCCCATAAGCGTTATCACTTGAATTGGCAAACGATATAGATACAACACCAGAGTCGTAGGTCTCGGATGGGATATTTACATCTTCTTTATAAAAAGTAAGGTCATTGGCGGCTAAATCAGCCTCACTTACCTCAACAACAGATCTGCCATCACCTCCATTATTGCCAATGATCTGATAATTACCATCACCTATAGGGGATATGGTAAACGTTATCTTTGTATTGGCATTATCCTTATTCTTAGGGATAAAACCACCACCACGAGTAAATAAATCGCTGATCTTTATATAATCCTCCTCCGCCTTACTTTTAGATGGATAATCGCCGGAGAAGATATACTCACGCTCGGCATATTCATGACGATATTGTCTTAGATAATCCTCGCCAGCACGCTTTGCGTCATCATTTAACCTACCCAAATCTCCACGGCTCCATTTATGCCTTAATAAATCATTTCTTTCCTTATGCGCTTCGTCATATATAGCGGTAGCGACAGCGATCGCTCTATTATCCCCAGCAAACCTGTCTTTTATTTCCTCGATATGCCTATTCTTGTTAGCCCCAGATACGGCAAGAGACATTATAGATTCAATATCATCAAGCGACAAAGACGTTCCCATAAGATCATTCAAACGATCCATAATAATACTTGACTGACCTGAATCTACCGATACGTATGGCGCTTCCCCTTGAATATTACTATTAACAACGTTTATATTATCATTTAGCAAAGAACTATAAGCAGATAGCTTAGCCCAATCGTCTAATGTTATATCGTTTATGCCATCTATATCAAAAACCTTATCACCATTATTGTTAATATCCCCAAGATTGAATGTGCCAAATCCGTAACTAATGTCTATACCTGATCCTTCATACGATCTAGCCTCTTTCTCAATTATAGCATCAACACCATCCAAAACAGTATTCTCAGCCTTATTGAAACCCTCATTAATCTTACTATACTTATTCCTTTGGTTATTTAACCCAAGAAGCTTTATATAACTATCCTTTCCATTATAATCAAGAAGTGTATTCGTAGATCCACCATTAGCCTTAAAATAAGTCATGATAACCTGATCCCTATCCATATCCTTGACCACATTACTATTCTCAGGATCAGATGACCATGCGTCGATCTTCCTCTTGGCATCGTCTGATAGAGACTTTACAAAATTCTCCATGCCTGTATTCACCGCCTTTTCATTGGCTATAAATCCATTCATGAACTCATCGCTTATATTCACATCTTCAAGATTAGCACTCTTCGTAACCACGGTGGGACCGGTCATGTCATCGCCTCCACCATTTCCATTCTCCGATTTACCTGATTTACTAGCTCTTATCAAAGCGGATTTCTCCATGGCTAGATTATGCCTTTTTGTCTCATTGAACTTAGCCCTCTCCATCATCTGTTGATTAGCCTTGAAATAATAATCATCAACACCAAGCGTCTCGTATGAGTTATTATAAGACCATCGTAACCCCACGCCACGAAGGAACTGCTGCCTCACCATGAACATGCCGGCCCGCTCCGGACTGTAGTTGCTGCCGATAACGCCCTCAGCCTCCTCCACGAAATCATTTTTCTGCTTGGTGATATCCGCCAGCTCTGACTCCAACCTAGCCTTTTTGACCTTATCATTGCCAACGCCCTTTAGCTTTGCCCGTATAGATTCTTCCTTGGCACTAAAATCATCAATATACCCTTTAAGGAAATCAGAGGTACTCTGGACATTGAATAGGTCAGGATTCGTCCTAGCCATATACCTACCCTCTAGTTGCATCTGGGCTTTGCCGTTCTCTGATATGGAAGCCATGGCTATATCCCTGACTTGAGCATAGCTCATTTCATCTATATACATCTCACGCATCTCCCCCGTCCTGTTACCATTGGCATCAATCACCGGCACATTGACTTTCTTTCCCTTATTAAGGGAGATGAAGTTCTTCATCTTCTCATCAACCTCAGCGTGATAATCCGTATAAGGAGTATAATGTATAGGATTAAGACGTGTTCCTACCTGACCGTCATTCATCCATGCCACGGCATCGGCGAAAGCCTCAGCCTCGTTTATAGGACTATACATCTTAGGATTATTCAATTTCATATCCTCCATCTTCTCACTAAACGACCGGATCTCCCTAGTGCCGGCAATGGCATTCAACACACGGGTATCCAGAGCCTCCCCAAGACGAGCCTGTATACTTCTGGCTACACCATCAGAAGCCAAATTAGATTTACGATACACGTTATTCACATCCTGTATCAATCCATTTAACCTATTCTGAAGATATTCCCTATCCTGAGGTTTTATAATGTCAGAATTGATAATATAATCAGCATACTCGTTTATAGCCTGCCGATTAGTATCTATCTTCTGCTGCATGTATCCCATACCCTGCATCATGACATCTATGTTGTAGGGTGATACGTACTTTCCGTAATTCCTTAATATACTATATTGTGAAGCCATCCTTTATCCTTTCTTGCCTTTAGTTACTTCCTGAGCAGGATATAATCTCCTGTAACTTAATATATCTCCTTGAGGGTCTGCGATCAACTGACCATTGAGACCGATCTTTACATCCCCAAATATAGATCTTAATGTATTCATGGTCGTAGCCGTGTTCCACTTCTGCTGAATCTCATCATTGACGCTATCGAAATACCTAGCCCAGTTCTCGTCATTTATAGCCAATCCCTGCAATATCCGTTGTTGATAAGCTTGACGTTGGGCTATGTTCTTGTCGTAAGTATTCGCCCATGATTGAGAATTGACATTATCAGCCCAAGTCCTTTGAGCCACATTCCCTTGTTCTACCTCATTTATATACTTACCTATATTGGAACTCATGATAGCCTGTAAATTGGAAGATAAAGCCCCTCTCTGGGAATCCGGGACATTACCCATCTGATCCAATTGTGATTGGAAAGCACGATTGGCCTCAACCATATACTGATCAGCCGATCTCAACACCGGATCCACGGTAGGAGCGTAATGCCTTTCCAGACCTTCCGTTGTCACGGCTCCCGGAGTCATCCTGAACACCTCAGGGAAGTCAAGGCCACCACCCACTATATTCCTGTTCCAGTTACCATTATTAGTCTTACCGGTGTTAGTACTGGCATTTGTATTGGTCTTAGGGAGTGTATTAGGATCAATCAGCTCAGGCATATCCAACTTAACATCAGGATCCTCCACATCACCTATATCCATAGGACCGGGAGCCACCTTATGAGGGTCAAGTATAAAATCAAGACCTTCCATTCCTTTCATGGATCTCAATGCCTGCATCTTAAGCATATCCTCGCCAAGTATCTTATTAACGACATCCTTGTTCTTGTCAGAGAATAGTTGGCTAAAATGGGTGATACCAGCATCGTTAAGAGCCTTATGCTGTTCCTCTGTAACAACGTCTAGACCGATCATAGGGCGAGATGTGGTAAACAAACCTAATTTATTGTCTCTCATCCTATCATGATATGCGGCTTTCTTGTCTTCCGGGTAATTACCTTGACTATCCTCACCGCCAAAGGAAACGAGCGTCGTGTAACCCCGAAGCGCCTCGGCGTTGGCGATGATCGGGTTCTCAGCCGTAGCCAAGCCCATCCAGCTACTTGTCTGACCGTAGATAGCGTCTTGCAACGCCCTAGCCCTAGTGCCCTCTGAAGCTCCCATATAAGCATCGTAAGCGACCGGATTGAATGTCTTATAATAATTCAACCTCTCATCCGTATTAATACCTCCATAAGAGCCATCAGTTCCTTGGCGCTGATAACCGAAATAGTTAGGATCATTGTTGAACCTATTCTCGATCGGGCGGAAAGTTAATTTACGACCGAACAAAGACGTGCCTCCTATCTCCATCTTCTGGCGAATACCAGCCACTTTCTTAAGCAGCTCTTTCTTAGCCTCAGCTATATCCTCCTCCGTAAGACCGTATTCTTTCATGGATCTGGATATGATGTTATCTATCTCACCTCCCTTGGCGAAATACGTATCCTCATCCTTCTTCATCTTCCGGTCTTCCTGCTCCTTGTATATGACATTAGCGAAGTCCGTAAACCTTCCCTCTAAGCCATTAACGGTATCGTTACTATCATTTATAGCCTTAGATAATACGGAGGCGTTTAAACGCCTTGTATTCTCGTCATCTATCTTATCGTTTTTCTTCAGCTTCTCCAGCGCCTTTTTCTGATCATCGTAAGCCGATTTAAGACCGATCTTAGCCTTATACCTGTCCATTAACGTAGCATACGTATCCTTAGGCGTGGCTTTGATCCCATACGTATCTCTGATGTATTTAGCGAAATCCGGCTCTATGGTTGTGTCGTCGGTAATAACCTTCGTTCCCTGCTCCAAGGAAACGAGGGTTCCACCATCGGCGTGCTTCTGCCCCATAGCCTCCATCGGCGCCTCTCCGGGCTGCGTCACGTACTCACCCTTCTCGACCTCTACGTTGGCTTGATCTTCCATCGACTTAGGTAACGGATACAGGTACTCACCGGTAAGGCTACCGCTATCGAATCTATTATTAGGCCCTAGATAAACACCACCTCCATTCTTATACCGCATCTGGGATTGCCGTCTCTGCCTAGCCTCTCGCTCTTGAGCTAACCTGATATTGGTACGGGTGCCTTTCTCAGACGCTATCCCGGAAACCACGTTACGAGCCAACCCCATGATACCACTAATACCTGATGCTATGGTAGTTATCGTATTAGCTGTTTTAGCTCCAGTAGATAAATCACCATACCCCTCGCTTCTCATACGCCCTATACCACGACCCATCTGGGTAAACCTAGATCCTATATCATCAGCGCCATAATAAGGTATGGCGGTAAAGTCAAAAACATCCGTGCTGCCAGACTCGTCAACCTTCTTATTACTGTCAACGATAGCGTTCAAATCACTTGTATCAATGGTATTAATATCAGGATGCTGAATATCAAATCCTATCCGGGTAGACGAAACCAAAGGCTCCACTCCAATACCCTGAAGACCAACAACATTACCGGGCATAATAGGGGTGACTTCCCCAGCCTCTTGATATTTAGGTATCTTCCTCTTGATTACATATTTGCCCATATCAAATTAATTTCGTTCTGACACAAAGATAATTTAAAAAAACAGAGACTCATCATTTTACAACGATGAGTCTATCAACAAATATTATTATGCACAAAATTTAAATATAATATTATATGATATTATGATTTACTAACGCATTGTAAATGATATCATCTATTTCTCCATTATTTAAACATTCCAATGCTCTTTTCCTTATTTCATCCATCTTTGATTTCTTATAAGCGTCATATGCCTCTTCTTTAGTATCATACGTACCTATATTAACCCGTCCCCTATCCAATGTCGATAAACTAGCCCTATATCTACTACCCCTAAGGACAACACCAGTAGGGCAATCCCTAATTCTAATCCTCTTATAAGTTAACAATGAATTTAAGTGATGTGGAACAAAACAGCATGTATTTGGACTATATATTTTAGATGCGCCACTAAGTATATCTTTATCCAATTCATATCCATCCTTATAATTAACATCAAACCATTTTTTAAACTTGCTAAAATACAACCAATCATCACAAACCTTAACCCCCACATAAGTAGGTCTTCTTTTCTGTTCTCTTTCAGAATAACATCTAGCTAACATTTTATTCCATATTTCATAAGCTAATGTTTTCTCCATCCCAATCATATCATTTATTCCAACCCCATACTTTATACTCTTGCTTTTATCCGCTTTACATTTAGGGCATCCTACTCCCCTAATGTGATTAAATGGAAGCTGGTAAAAAGAACCATGTATAGGACATATTATCTCTATTGGTATTCTAGCCCCCAAATAGTTAGATTTACTATAATCATATCTTTCTCCATGACATGACATAGCTCTATCAACAAAAACACTTTTCTTTGACTCCATTCTTTTAGATCCCCCTATCCATTTACTACATTCGGGACAACCTTGGCCATTCAAATGATTGTATGGTCTTTGGGTAAAAACACCATGATCTTTACATATTATTTTCACTGGAGTTCTGTTATTGACATAATCTACTAATGAATAATCATACAAACCATTATGTATCTTTAACGATCTTTTTATAAAATCATCTTTATCCAATTTTTTCATACAAACTTTTTGCCAGATATAACAAAACATTTACAAACTACAAAAGGCTATAACAGAAATAACGTCAATCATTATATCTACTCATGCCTTTTATGTTAAGGCTTAACCCCGGTATCATGTTAAGCACCAACTGTCTTTTCGCATGTTCCTTACGCATACGCTCAGCTTCCGCTATCTGCGCCTCTGATTGAGGATCATTCTTAATATTATTAGCGATGTCCTCTATAGCTTTCTCATTGGCTCCGGATTGAGCTAGCATCTTATATAACAGGTCTTGACCCTCCTTTTCCCACCAGCTGTCCATGGTAGGGCTGGAAGCCAAAGAAGGATCGGCGGGGGCTACCGTCTCAGGTACGGGCTGCTGACCTCCGTCTCCCGTGCCCGAATCCCGCTGCCCGAACTCGTATTTCATTGGCTCGGTCTCCGGGACACCGTATCTGTTGGAGAACATATCGGCAAACTCAAACCGCTTCTCGTTTCTTAATGTCGATCCAAGGGGTCTTCCGTATCCTTGATTCCATGCCACGGTAGCGTCCTTGTAGTTGACGGCGTTATCGAAATCCGATTTAGAATACATATAGTAATTATATACATTACCTTGAGCGTCCTTGTCAAAGAACTTGCCTTGATTGATATAGTTCCAACCTAACCCCGGGACCTTGCCTTGATACTCATCCACGAGATAATCCAACTGCTGTGTCAATGTCGGTTTCTTCCCATACCTGCGCTGTAGCTCCTTCTTCCTCGGTCCAAGCCATTGTTGGATGCCAAAATCACCGGCGGCTCCTAGGGCTTCGGTGTCCCCTCCGGACTCGGCGGCGATGTTCGATAGGATGCCGATAGCTTGAGTTTGTGGTATCCCCTTCTTATCGGTCAGATAATCCCATATCTCGTCATATACAGCCATCTTACTATCCTCTGATCTACGGGGATCAATGACGTATTTGCCAGACCCATATTCATTCTCAACATCAATAGGACCTCCTTTTCCCCACATTGCAACCCTACCATCAGGCGTAGACCTAAACTGTTTATTAGCTTCATCCTTAACCCTTTCCATGTCTAAATATTTCACTGATCCTACGCTTTTATTAGGCTCACCAATAAATATATAATCACTGGTTCCATCATTATTATCATTTTCTGATGGGGTCCATCCCTTCCCTCTTTGCCGTATACTGGCAAACTTAGACGCCTTATTTATGTCATTCGTAGTATATAAAACGCCAAACCCACTATCTTTTAAATCTTCAACGTTATGACGACCAGATCCTATCCCATTCTCAATCGGCTTTGTTAAATATGGAGCTATTTGAGAAATATCATGATTAGAAATATCCGCATCTCCTCTATAAAATTGATATCTGCCCTGGAGAATCCTTTTATAAAATTCATCGACCTTATCCTCATCTTTTGACATCTCCTTAAGAATAGACTTTATTTCTTTATCGTTTCTCCCTCTATAAGCCTCCTTAAAATAAGCTTTAACATCAGGCTCATCATAAAGCCTTAACATGTCTTTATAAGAAGCCCTTATTTTTCTCATTTTATTAGCGGATGTAAATAATCCTCCAACAAAAGGGAGCAATCCAAAAGCAGATAACGTAACAGCTAGCGGGTCTTTATTTACTATACCTTCCTTGAAATCATTTATATCTTGAATGTCACTCACCACCGGAACAAAACCAGCTATAACATCAGTTATATCCAGATATTCATGATTAACCCGATTATTTAAATTAACATTTTCATTAATACCATGATTGCCAACAGATGTATTATCCCTTGAAGCAATATACCCACCATCCCACTTTTTCTCCAGCTTATTCTTAGACATAATAGCGTTACGGATAAGAGCGTCTTTACCGCTTTCTGGGAGAGGACTATAATCCTTAAACGAACCTCTCTCATCAAACTTATTACCTATAGCATCCAGCGTCTTGGTAGCTATATTGACAGGAAACTCTTGATCATCGCTATAAAAATCATACACGTCGTAAACACCTAACCTCCCATCCGGACGCCTATAAATTGTAAAATTGCCAAACCCTGATAACGGGGTAAGATCACCAGCAGCTTCGGGATAAAAATCGTACTCAGAAAAAACCGTAGGCTTTCCGGATCTTACAGAATTACGATTCTTCTCAAAAATATCTACCCACTCTCTTGACTTCTTTAAGAACTCCAATTTACCATAAAGCTCATCTGATGCCGGTGTATCAGAACCATATATTTCTTGCTCCGTATCACGAATCTTCTTATCTAACCTCTTTATCTCATCCTTAGTATCACGATTAAACATCCTCTCGATATCAGCAATAATATTATCGGGGATTCTTATTTCTTTGCTATTTCCGTCAAGACTATTAGGTTGGGATAAGAATCTACCCCATAGCTGTTCACTATATTCATCAACATTAGCTTTGCCATTTCTTCCGTATATAAATTCCTTAGCCTTATCAGGAAGACTGGCATTTGAGGCTACCACATCAGGGGTGACATTCTCGTACAACCTCCTTCTTATGGCGTTACCTATGATGTCTTTTAAATACGAAGCTCTATCAGATACATCTTGTCTTACATGCATAGGATCATTACCAGTAGGACCTCCTTCGGCTTTCCGCTCAATTTTCTCTCCCCATAGCCCATATTTCTCCCTAGGCCATATGCCGTCTATGGCATCCACATAACCAACGGGATGCTCCCCTTCCAGACGCCGGTTCCGCCGCTCGTCCGCTGGATACAGGGCGTTGGCCAACGGCTGCGTGATATGACCCAACCCCTTATCCTTGGAACTCGACATAGCATCCACCACAGTCCGATATACAGGCCTTAATTTCTCAGGTAGATATAATCCCGCCTCGTCAACCAGCTCGCCTATCTTCTTATTTATACCCCTAATGCTGAAATTATAATTACCCATGCCATTATTCAACGGAGACAACGCACCTCTTATCCCATTCATACCCTTAACAGCAGCTCCTCCACTAAGGATATCAAACTCCGGGGATACGTTCTTTAAAGGGCTGTCATCCATCCCCCTGAAATACATAGGACGCTCACCTTTGACCACCCTGTCAAGATCCTCCTTATATAAATCCTTTATCCACGACGGAATCTCATCCTGTTTATTCTTCTTTGCCATAAATCATGTTTTTCACAAATATACACACAATCAAATGGATATTAAAACATAAGGCGGGAACATGATCCACGTCACATACCCGCCCTTAAGAATATAAGCATATTAACTAGCTATTATCCCACTCGGCGAAATCGCTATCCACACGGTCTTTCAACGCCTTCCTCTCGTTGAGAAACGTTTTATAAGACTCCACGTATGACAAGTCCAGTATGCCTAGCTGGGCGGCGTTGTAGTCGTTCAGCTTCTTTTGCTCCAAGTCCTTGTCCCATAGGGCGTTGATACAGGCCTCCAATATCTTGTTGGCCGTCAACGTGGGCCATACCCTGACCTCGTTGTAACTATAGGAGATCACGGGGGCCATATCGTCACCCATCTCCCTTGTCTCCTCTCTAACGTCCCACCGGTACAGGTAGGAACCGTCACCGTCCCGCTCTATTCTAGGCGGCATTGTGTCGCTCCATGATCGCTTCATAAAACTCTGGTTTTAAAATTTTCTTAGCTAAATGCTTGCTATCGCTATCATATATCCAGCCCAGCCAACCGGCTAGACCTGCCTTGTATTCCGTTAAGGATATATTCGGGACTTTATTCAATCTAGCCGCCGCACGACATAGATTTTGCTTAGTCCTCTTCCTTATCCGTATATGCTCCTTGTAAAATACGAAACCCACGAAATCTACACCACGGCCGCTTTTATCCGATCTTCTCTCAGCGATCTTAAATATCTGGTAATTCCCTTTCAGCTCCAACTTCAACACGGCCAATCTATCGATAAGCCACGGAAGTAATACGTTTCTCAAGAAACACTTATCATGATGGAAAAAAGTCATGTCATCCGCGTATCTGATATAATGCCTTATATCTATAATCTCCTTTATCTCGTGATCCAGATAGGCGAGATAAAGATTCGCAAGATATTGGCTAAGATAGTTCCCGATCGGAACGCCGGGAGCGGAATCGATGATCTCATCCAACAACATAAGCAAGCGATCGTCCTTGATCTTCTTCCGAGCGATGCCTTTTAACACCTCATGGTCTATTGACGGATAGAATTTGCGGATATCAACCTTGAGGCAATAGACGGATTCACGATCGGACAAAGCCCGTCTTGTCCTCTTATACGCCTCCGTTATTCCTCTTCCCTTGATACATGATGTCGTATCAGCCGTGAACACGGAAACCCATATAGGTTCCATGACGTTCATTATGGCATGATGCAATATCCTGTCCGGATAATAAGGGAGCTTGAAGATGATCCTTTCTTTTGGCTCATAGATGGTATCAGTCCGGTACTTGGAAGTCTTGAACGTGCCATCCAGCAGAGACTTTAGCAAACGGCTTAGATTACCTTCTTTGTCCTTGTCAAACAACCTTATGCCGTATGAATCCTTCTTTCCCCTTCGGGCTTTCATGTCCGCAAGTATCAAGTTGTCCATATTCGCTATCTTATCAAATAAATTCCCTATTCTCTTCATTTTATTGTCATTAATTTGCTTTTTATCATAGGGAGTCTTCGGTTTCCCTACCAACACCCTTTATATGGGGAGACTTTTTTCGCCAAGAGGCGAGGCCACCATCCCTGTTTGTTATCTAAATATCTTTTCCCCTCTCTAAAAGTATAGGCGTGAACCGATGTTACGATTCGCATCGGAAGGCGCATTATTCGTATTCACGTTAGCGAGGCCTGCATTCGACCTGTTGTCCGCGTTACCGCCAACCAGCACCACCTAGGGATGATCGACCCTCATTCCGTCATTCGAGATAATACCTGTTCCCGGAGGCTCGCATCGTCACTTTCCTAGGGAACTTGTCCATCTCCTTTATCTTACCAAGAACGTACTTGATCTCTTGGGAGTTCGTAAAGAATTTCTTGGCATCACTATCCTTATCCTCTAGATTCTCCTTGATCATGACAAGCGCCCTGTCTTTCCCGAACTTGGTGGACACGCCATCCATGTAATCAATTACCCAGAACGTGAGATTCGTCAACTTCTGTTGGGTGATCTCCGGACAATTAAAATGCCTTGAGTTCTTATCCCTTGGGATATTCAAGAACGACAAGCTGCCGTCATCTTTATTCTTTTCTTCTTCCATTTTTATCCTCATTAAACGTTATACAAAAAATTCCCGACGTGATACG